TAAGAAAATGAGAAAAAGAATTACTTTTAAATTAATCGAAGATAAAGAAGAAGAGGGTTATCACAGATACGAAATTGTAGAATTAGAAAATATTTTACCTAGTAAAGTGATCTCGGTTTCTATTCCACGTTTAGATAAATCTGAAAAAATGCATTTACAATTATTTGTAACTAACATTTTGGAAGAAGAAGAAATTGAAGCGTTATCTCGTGAAAGTCAAATTGAAATGATATTTACAAAATGAAATATTTATTAAAAAGAATTTTACAAACTAGAAAAGCACAACCTGAAGATTGGATTGTAAACACAATATTAATTTTATTCTTTGTTGCTTTTTTAATTGTATTACAAGTTTTAGGCTCGTGATCCGTGATCCGAAAGCGAACGTCGGTGAGACAAGTAGATACGAGTAGGGAGACGATTGATCAGCTAACGATTGGGTTAGTCGGGTCTAATGCACTCACGTGAGAACCTAGGGGAACGGGGTAGATGAGATGTGGGAATCCATCTACCCTTGTAAATTAGGTCTTGCCATAAATCAAGACCCATGCTAATTTAGTAGGGAATTTAAATATAGAGTTTTTTCATACTCTATCCTTTCATTGTTAAAGTTAAATTTGTTTAAACATAGGGAAGGGGCGGACGCGATAATCCCGCCTCTTCCTGATTAAACTTTAATAATTTTATTATCAGATTGAAAGACAAGTTTTCTTAAATACTCAACGACTTTTCTCAAATGTTTGCGTTCTTCTTTATCTTCTACTGTTTTTAATTTTTGGTAATTGAGGTTATATTTTTTCCATTTGATGTGTTTATCGGTAAATTGTATTTTATCTTTTTCAACGGCCATTAGATATTGTCGCCTAACATCATCGGGATTGAGTTCAGCAAAATGACAGACGTTTTTAAAATCTTCTGAATTGTCGGTAATCCAATCGTGAGCCTCACATTTTAAAAGTGAACTCTTGCGATCAGTTGAATTAATCATGGCATCTTGTATTGCATTATTAATGACCGCTCTCCACATTTTAGTTTCATTAGGTATATTTTGCTTGACCATTTCGGTCGCAAAATTAATGCCCATAACGTTTAATAAGTTTTGATAACAGCTCATGATGATGTCTTATAAGTTTAGGTGGGGCATAGCTGTTTTGTAGATATTTAACGTCTTCGTCAATATCGAGCATGAGCTGATGTATTTCTTGATGTGAAAATTTAGTGAAATCCACATCGCATAAATCGTTATCAAAATTATCAATAGCCATATGACTATTGTATGCAGTTTTACCCATAGATACTAGTCCTATAGGGAATTAATTTGTAATATATTTAATTCCCTTTTTGAACTTTTCTACGATTTTTCTTAGCAATTTGCAACGATTTCTATAATAGGTAAGTTCGTCCTCTAACTGATGGATTCGATCAGTTTGCCATTGTATTTCTTTATTAAGCCTTTTTAGATCCACCATTTAACAATTTCTTAACAAAAGTTTCTTTAGTTATCTTTTCTTTTTTTGCTTGAAATTCTACATAATCATCTACAAGTTTTGAGATCATCGAAGCAGGTGCTCTAAATTTATTCTTAGATATTGCTTTAAGTATTTTATAGTCGTCTATTCTTACAGCGACCGATTTCCATTTATTGATGTCCATTTTCGTTCTCCTTTTGTTTTTTATAAATTTCTACTTTGAGTCTTTGAGCCGAGTGGTGTAATTCTTTTTCTCCAGCAATGCTTTTATGAGCAGTATATTTGGTTACGGATTGGTATAAATATAAAAAATTTTGTATACTAGATAAAAAATCTTTTGCGATTTCTTTATTAAAATACTTGTTTTCGATATTAATATTCAAAGTTGCAATGTAACCTTTGATTTCATCCTTACGTGCTGGCCAATCAATTTGTTTAAATGCATGTAACATCGTTGTGAAATGTTTTTTACATTCATCTTCAAATGGTGGGAATTTAGGTTGTCCTACAAATCCACTTTTTCTCATTGTTTCTCCTTGTTTTTCCCAACATATATACAAATTGATAACATCTTCAATAAAAAATTTTCATTGAAATACTTACAAACTCAAGTAAGCTAAGGCCTTGACTTTATTAAATTTTAACGTTAGGATTATCTCATGAAGACTTATCGAGTCCAAGTTCGTCTCGGCGGATTGTTGATAGTAAGTCAGTTCGATGTAGATGAAAAGGACATCAGACAAGGCTTCATTAAACAACTAAAAGAAGGAAACTTCTCTGTCTCGCAAGAGACCGTTTATAGGCCAGACAGAATTTTCTTCTTTTACGAGGAGATAAAACATGACAGCAAACAAAGACCTATTAGCTAAGAAAATAGAACTCGAATCTAAATGGAATCAATTTTATTTAGAGGCGGGAAAAGTTACTGTATCCATGAAGCCTCTTGAAGAAGAGATCAGAAATGTAAGAAGACAGATGACTTTAGCTGACTTAGAAGATGTGAGATTGGCTCACAAAGAAATACCACAAGAAGATTTAATACCTAGTATAGCTTCTTAAGTATTTGTAATATCGTATTTGTTACGGTTCATAAATTGAACAAAGGATCGCTGTCTCTTCAAAATAGCAATCATACATTTAGCACAATAATACATTTCATTTTCTATAACATGTGCAACAGATTTACATTTATGACATTTAGGTTTAGGACGTAGCACCCCAATTATCTCCTATTGCTACATCAACAACACTTGGAACCTTCAGTTCCATACAACTTTCCATAGTTTCTTTAATCAAATTGATTTGTTCATCTTTTTCAATATCAAAACAAAGTTCATCATGAATTTGTAATTTAGGTAAGATTCCTTTTTTATAACATTCAACAATGGCAAGTTTAGTTTGATCGGCAGCGCTGCCTTGGATTAATCTGTTTAAGGCTTTGTAAGTTTTGGCTCTTTTAATATTATCTTTACCATATTTAGCGACAGCATTTTCATAAGTCTCACTTGTCCATAGTCCCCAATCTCTTGGTTCCCATTCGTCAAATCGACACTTACGGCCTTTCTTCGTTCGAATTACACCTTGTTCATCAGCTTTAGCCATACAACGATCAGATAATAATTTAACAAAAGGAACCTTACGATTATATTTAGCGATAATCTTATCTCCCTCTTCTCGATCTAATCCAAGAGAGTTAGCTAATTTGTTTTTACCCATACCATACATTAAACCTAGACCAATCGTCTTGGCTTGTTTACGATCAATACCAACTAAATCTGCTACGGTTTGGTGAAAATCTGCTGAGGCATTGGCGTAAGCTTCAACGAGTTCTTGTGATCCTTCATATCCTTCACCGATTGAAGACGCATAATGCACAACCAATCTTGGCTCTTGTTGTGAGTAGTCAAAGGATCCCCACTTGCAGTTGTCATCGGGCAAAAATAGTCCACGTATTTTGGGGGCGAAATCTTTATTTCTTGCTGGGAGTTGTTGGAGGTTAGGATTAGACATAGAAAGCCTACCAGAAACAGTACCACCATTATCACTACGTAACTGATTAATTTCCGCGTGAATTCGTCCTTTATGTTCATACTTTGTTATACCCGTTAAAAAGGTATTATGAAACTTATTTATTTCTCTGGCTTGTACGATAAGCTTAGATATCTCATGTGGAGAATTAACTAAATAATTTTGTGTAAAAGATGGTTCGTTTGATTTTGCTGTTCTTGGATATTCTATACCAAGCTTGTCGAATGCTTCAGCGATTTGCCTCGCAGCCCAAATATCTATATCTTTATTTATTAATTGCTTTATTTTTAACAGTATATCTTTTTCTTGCGCCACAAATTCTTTCTGTAATGTTTGAGCTTTTTCTAGGTCAACTTTAATTCCTTTTTGCCTCATCTTAATTAGAATAGGTAAAAGAGATTTTTCTAAATCCCAAACCGTTTCTAAGCTTTGAGTTCTGATTTCAGATTTAAATCTTTGCCATAGAAGGAGCGTGAGCCGTGCATCTTGTTCCGCGTAATGTCCAACATGCTCAGCAGGTAACTTCCACATCTCTGCTTTCGGATCCACCCCATGAGCTGCTGCCGCTTCTTTTAAATCACTTTCAGCTTTAATCTCTCCTAAATAATCTACGGACAATGCATTCAAAGAAAAAGAATATCGGTTTTCATTAATCAGTGCTGCTGCAACCATGGTATCAATAATTTCTCCGTGAACAGGGATCCCTGATGCTTCTAACCAACCTACATCGTACTGCGCATTATGAAATATTTTTTTACAAGGAAGCGCACAAACATCCTTCATGTATTGTTTCACTTGTTGTGGAATTAAATTACCTCCACCAAAATGACCAAAAGGAAAATAACCTTGCCAACCTTCGACCGCCACAGCAAAGCCAATGATCTCTCCTTTACCCATTGCCCAACCTGCACCAAGTCCATTAGTAATACCATCGTCTCTTGTTTCTAAGTCGATGGCAATCTCATCATAATGTGAAAGGTCTTTAAATTCTGTGGGTGCATTCCACATATGTTTCTTAAAGTTCATTGTTAGTTGTAGGCTCATACCAGCTTGTATCTCTCCCCTCTTTTTTACACCACAAGTAATGACCGTATAATGTAATTCTGTTTAATTTTTTTCTTGCAAGAGTTCGGCTCCAACCGCCTTTTTTCTTTTTATTTTTCATTGTTGTACCAGACATAACCTGTAATAAATAATGCAAAAGCTATAATCCAAATAATATGACTTATATCTTGTACCATTATTTATCCTCATTATTTTTTAATTGTTCAATTTCTAATTCACAGTAATGAATAATTTTTTTTAAATCTTCTATTCCATTTTTGTCTTTATACCTGCAAACATATTTGATCACATTGCCTTGAAAAAAAGATAAATTGTTCTGTGTGATAAAAGCATAAGGTTGTATCTTATGTTTCTTGTAGTGATCTCCACCGATTTGGGTTGTTGAAGGGAATGCTTTTTGAAAATCAGATTTAGTGTTCATGTCTTTTTTCCTCCATGTAAATTAAATAATCTTTGCCAATAGGATAATGATACTTATAGTCAGTAGAGAGAATATGTAAAGTATCTTTTGCTCGTGAGGCTCCAGTGTAGTAAACTTTTCTTTCTCCACTTTGATCCTCTTTATTCTTTCGATTAAAATCAGAAGCGTAATCATTCTTACTAGCTAACACAACATGATCTGCTTCGCCACCTTTAACACTGTGGATGGTATCAATGATGATTTGTGGCTCTTCATTTAATTGTTTCTGTCCGTAACGTTTAAGTAATCTTATAAAATATATTTTTTGTCTTGATGTAAAGTTACGTCTTAGGATCCACCACCATTCTTTGTTTTTCTTTTCATCAGGTATAGATAAACCACACCATTCTTTTAAACTTTCAAAGTTATATGTTTTAAAGTCGGGCTCACCCATCCAAAATTTTTCTGTTCTGAATGCATCTTTCTCAATATCTCTAATATATTTGTACATAATCTCAGCATCTGCTTTGTTAATAATCTTGCCATTTGATATTGCTGTCCAAGCTTTAATCGCCTGCCATTGTTTACGATCAAAAGATTTATTACCTTTATTATCTCCAAAATACAAACCTGCTTCTTTTGCAGACATACGTAATTCATTTACCACTCGGTTGACTCGACCTAAGATATACCATGTCCCATCTTGGTTAAAATCAATCTCTCTAAAGCTTAAATAACGTTTAACAGCGCCTTTCTTACTTGTAGGTTCATATTGTTTCTCTTCTGAGTTCATAATGCCTCTTCTAATAATTTCTGTGAAATGGTGTATGGCTTCTCCAAATCTTCTGGTTTTTCTTAATACAACTTTGCGCCCTGGAAAATAAGTTGTGAAATATTTTGAATCGGCTCCGTTCCATTGATAGATTTCTTGATCATCGTCTCCAGCTAAATAAATTCTTTTAGTATTTCTAGACATCTTAAAGATCACTGACCATTGTAAGGGGGTAAAGTCTTGTGCTTCATCTAGGATCAAAACATCTAAAGGTGGGAAATCAACTTCATCAATGGCTTTCTCAATCATATCTGTAAAATCTATAAACGAATCTTTTTTATAATGCTCATACGTTGATATCTTTCTTTGGAAGACATCAATGTTATCTCTCTTATAACTTTCATG